ACAGTAAAGTCCCAGGTACTGTTAGCAGGTATAGAGGGGGCATTTACTAAAACAAGAACTGATTGAATCCTAGCTACAGGAGTCCCAGACGGGGTAGAGAAAGATGTCGCTGTAACTTGGCCTATCCCATTAACACTGTAACCGGGGGAGGCAAAGGCATTGCCAGAGAATGAAGCTGAGGTAAAGTTAATCCCATTCACAGACGAAGAATTTATCGTCTGCATAATATCCCCTTGAATTGCATTTACCCCAGAACTATTGATAACAATACCATTCTTAAAAGGGGCCGCTGCTGTGTTACTTTGAACTTGTAAAAAATTCTCACTGGGATAGTTACCTGCTGCTGCTATCACTAAACCAAAAGCTTTCGCAGTAGTACCTGCTACATTCACTGCATTAAGCTCTTGAGCCATAGCAACACTTCCTGATACATTTGCGGAAGCCACCCCGACAAAATTCGACCCCCAGGTCGGGCCCCCAGCCGCATCCCCTTCCCCAAATACAGCTACTGCTGGAGTAGAGCCTGATTGTTTTATATAGCTGGCATCACTGAACACATTACCAGCCCCACTCGTACTGACTGATGCGGACAGCAGATTTTTAGTTACTATTGGTGTTATCTGATATGGGAGCAAGTTAGAGTAAAAAGTAGCTCCGTAAGCCCCAGTGAAAGTTACCCCTGTACCTACGCTCCAGACTACCGCGCCTGTAGGTGCTGGCGCAGTCTCAATTCGATATGTCCCTTGTGAAATAACTACCTTGACTGGATTAGACCCATTGCTTGAACCTGCGGCAGTAAAAGCGGCCGTACTATCAATGGCCCCAGTAGGGTCAGCACCGAACGCCATTACATTAACATCATGTCCCACAATTCCCGCATAGACTTCTGTTTGCACTTGCGCAGTGTCCCGCAACTCCAGCATTGTTCCTGCCGGCCAAACTGCTGCTGCAGTTCCCTGCTGCCCCCTGGCAGAGATTGTAAAGGTGTCGGCAGACCTTGCAGTCACCTTTACAATCTCTACCGGGCCTCCGGTTGGTGCTTGCAGTGACAGCCAACAGTAATCTCCATTCGTAGGAGCAGGAAATGCTGACCCACCAGAAGCAACTGCCGTCATCGAGAGAGCTCCAGCTGTAATCCCAGCGGAAAGGGTCGTACTAGCATTGTTTGTGAATAGTGGAACAGCCATACTAAAATTTCCTCAGTGCTTATGATTGCGTGATTACCCAAGTGATGTTGAAAGTATCACCTGTTCCCTTAGCAGTCGCCGGGAAGACAGTATGACTGTACATGGTGCCGGCTGAAGCCGCATTGAAAATCCCGGCTTCCTGCCACGTGCCCGTTCCTACTCCAGATGCAAAGGTAGCGGCAAATGTAGTAACTGCTCCAGAAGCTGTAGCACTTGTAACTGCCGCTCGTGCTAACTCTGCTCCTAAGCCGGTGTCTGAAGAAGCCGCAGCAGCGCCGCTCGTACCTGCAGCTATCCACCCGAAGGGCGTCACTGCAGTCACAAGGGCCGCAGCACTGAAATTTTTCCCTGTCTGCACTATCAGGTTAGGGGCATCCACAAGAACTTCACTGTGCCCTGCCGCAGTCACTCGCTCCAGTTTGAAGTGCCCACTCGCTGTCGCCTGCTCCCTTTTCATCTGTCTCACTCCACACTCCTAGCCTAAAAGACTGGCGTTAATTGAACTCGAATCCAGTGCTCTACTCTTTACGGGTGTAGAAAGACTGAAACTCTCTGATGCTGTTGCCGTGTCTGTGAAACTGAAACTACTGCCAATGCTTTGTTGCACCGACTCACTTGGCGCTGCAACAGAATCTACGAAAGTCAACTGTTGAGTCTGCGGCCCTCTCGGATGCCATTTGCCAGTCCCGAATCCCGACAGTGTGGCTGTTTGTATGCCCAGAGCAAACCATCCACCCCAAGCCGGCCCTTGTGTTCTGCGCCAAGGAATTGCAGTCTCTGCAGCCACCCCACGGACAAAGTCCTGAGGATTCCGAACTTCCTTATGCTCCTTGCAGACATAGTGCCCGTCCCAGGTCAGCATTGCGTTCCCAGACTTGTTCTTCCTGCCACAGAGGTCACAATAGAAGTTCCATTGGCCTGGGGCGAAGTAGTCAGCGCGGCTCATAGGGAGGGGTTATTCACGCGGGTTACAAGATTGTAATAGGGGGAAGTAATTCCCCAGTTATAAGAGGTCATCCTTGCGATGGCGGACTCAAGCCATACCAAAGCACCTATTCCGTACACCGGCCCCCGCAAGGCCCCTTTCCGCGCTTCCTTCCCCCATTCTTTCACGCTCCCCACTCCCACGAAATCGCATAACCAAAATCTTGCAATTCTGGCAGCTGCTTTTCCAGTCTCTCCCCAATATCAATCCGATACACTGGAGAATTTGGCACCTCCAATTGCTTCACTCTGGAGAAAGCCCCTGCAACAGCTTCCACTACGCTCCAGCCCCTCCCACTGACTGTGAGGAGATACTGCCCCGCACTTACCAGCGAAGGAACGTGCTTGAGGGAGCCCGAGGAGAAGTCTGGCGCCATACCAAGTTTCATTTCACTGGGATGAATGAAGTAGCGGTTGCTGTCAGTGATGCCCCAAACAGGAAAGCCACTCACAACAGCACGGGGAAGTTTGTTGAAAGGGAAGTCAGCATGCGCCACGACAAAGCCAGCGGCAATCTGTCCCGAAGGCTTAAAAGTGTCCTTGCCGTTGACTGCATCCAGCATCCATCCTGCCACATCTGGGTGCAGGATTTGTTGAATTTGCATCAAGGGCCAGCCTGGGCGGGTGGTGAACTCCAGTGGCCAAGGCTTGCCCTTTTTGTCAATAATGACTGCTACGTCGATATAGCCAGTGTAGCCCTGGCGAATGAGCTGAGCTTCCAGCGGCAAGAGCATTTCCTGCGCCAGCTTACTCTCCTCAATTGGGCAGTATTTCATTACCGTGCCCATTTCCCCAGTATTTACCCCTACGTCCCCTGGCATGAGCTTCTTGAACTCGAAGTTTTCCAGGAACATCCCCAGAAATCCATCCCGCCCAACCCAGCCACCGACCGCCATTTCAATTCCTGGGATGAACTCCTGTAGCAGGAATGGGACTTTTACCTTCTGCGTCCTGTCCCAGTAGTCCAGCATGAACAGCATGTCCGCCGGGCCTTTGGAGACATAGCTGAGGGCCTTGTCAGCATCACCAGTAGGCTTGGAAACGTAGCGTTTGCCGGTGCCAGTTACAAACTCAATGGCTTCCTTGTAGCCTGAGAACACGTGAGAGGGGATACAGGAGATACCTGCAGCTTCCAATACCTGTTGCCCAGTCCCACGTTCGAGTTCCCAGCTCGCACCTTCTTTCCCTGGTCCAAATATCGGATAGCCCTTCCGGCGCCAGGGTTCGAGTTCACCCAGGAAGCGGGCGTTGTCGCTGAGTACGATGAGATCAGCCCAATTCATACTCCCCCGCCAGTCGGGGACTTTCGTCACCAGCCCATCGCCAACAGTGTTGCGCGAACCGTCTTTTTCCTTGGGAAGCCAGAGTCGGACTTCATGCCCCTGAGCTTCTGCCCGGAGTGCGAAGTCGAGAAAGGCTGCCATTGCGTCGATCAGGAGGATTTTCATAAGGAGAGGGTAGCGCAGAAGAGGGGGAGAAGGGAAGGGGGCAGGGGCGCTAGGGTGGCGGGGGACTTTCTGCTGTGCACTGCTGAGTGGGGCTAGGGAATTATTTGTGGGGATTACTCTGTTGTAATTCGCGCCAATAACCTTAAATTCCTTCTCAGTATTCCCCCGCCCTCACCACCCAATGCAATTGTAATGCTGGCGGAAGCAGTGTGCAATCCCTACTTGCGAGAACTGTCCTTCCCATCCTCACCTCTAATCGCAGCCAGTCCTTGCGCTGTGCTATTCACCCCAGCGGCATAAGAGATATCCTGCAATTTGAGCAAATCTTTCTGCGTATACTGGGATTTCTTGCTCAACCCCGCCAATACTTCTGCCACATCCGCATCGAAGTAGGCAGCTTCCCGCAGTTTCGCCAATTCCTCACTCCGAACCTTGTAGAAGTACCTGCCAGCCACATCCAGCACCAAATACTCCTTACTCACCCCCATCGGTTTGTCCAGGTTACGCAATCTCGAAAACAGCCCTTTGATGCTTGTGCCAATATACTGCTCCCCAACATCCTGCAGTTTCGCCAGTTCCACTGCTGTTGGCGCTTTCGTCCTGGCCACGATACTCTCAGCCTCCGCAATGTCCAGCAGATTCTGCCAGTGCCCCTTCCGAAGAGTCTCCATTACCGGCTTCAGTGATGCTTCATTCTTCTTCAGGAACTCCAGCCCCTCCGAACGCTTGCTAATGTTGTCAGCAATAGCCCGTGCTATGGCCTGTTTACTTTCTTCAGTGTAGGCTCCTTCCATCACCGCTCGCATAATTTTTGGGTCAGCTATCGCGCGATTTATGAGGCGCTCTGGCTGCTCATTCCCGGCAACCTTCGCCAGCTCACTTCTATCAAGCACTTTCCGTTGCTGCTGTAGTTCCAGCTTCCTATTTACCATTGCCTCAGCAGCTTTCTGGGCATTTGTGAAGAATTTGTTTGTCTCAGGCAATTCCCCCATTGCGCTGTGATGAGCTGCAAGCCAATTTCTCGCCGCAACTGGGTTGAAAGTGCCACTCTTCATCGCAGCCTTTGCATAGTTATCCAGCAATCCATCATGCAAAAGCTCCGCTGCGCGCTCATTCTGCCCATAGACAGAGAAGAAATCCTGAATCCCTTTCTTCTTATCCCCAGCCTCAAGGAACACCTTACGCACTATGTCCTCAGAGTCAGTCGCAAGCCCCTTGCGTGTTCGTTTTGCCAACTCCCCGCCAGCTCCTTCCTTGAATACCTGTGCATACTTTGTATAGTGTGAGTTCCAGGAGGAGAACTTCTGCGCCAATTCCCCATACTCTGGGTCCTGATACTTGTCGATTTTTTGCTGCAGTTGATCTCGCACACCCTTCATATAGAAGGCTTTAGGGCCGTTCCCGGAAACTACAGCATCCATCCAGTCCTTGTTTGCTTGCTTGTACAGTGAGTGCATCTCTTCAAAAGAGGCTTCTGATTTCCCAGGCTGCCCTTTTACAGTTTCCACTCGATAGGTAGGCTTTAGGCTTCCTGGAGCGAGGACTGCCTTGCGAAGAGAGGTGTCTGGTGTGCCCTCTGGGTATTCTTGCAGGATTTTTGCAAAAGTCGGCGGCATGTCCTGGAAAGTAGTTCTGTCAGCCGAGACAATTTTCTTCACGCTGTCGCGGATATCAGTCATATCATCGACAATGCCAAATTTCCTAGCTGTGCCATAGACTCCGGCAAGTTCAGTGTCCAATTGCCTCTTGGCAATGCCCCGATTTTCCCAGTACAGTGTCCGAAGCTCCTCCCCAACCGCTTCATTGTCCACTGTCCTGCGGTAGTTATCCGACAGTGCCCGCAGATCCCGCTGAATTTTATCCAGTTCCATTTGAATCACATCGCGGTCGGCAGCAAGCTTGATCTTTGCAGGGTCTGTGAGTGCCTGCCCCCCACCAGCAGGAGAAGCCCCAAACACTTTTCCTTTGTAGGATTCAATAGCAGCAAGATTCCTGCGTTCAGCCTCAGCAGCTTTCGCTAGTGCCTCTGGACTTTTGTTTGCAATTTCCTTATACGTTGCAATGACCCCAGGCGCATTAGTCATCTGTGCTAAATTCGGAGAGAAATTGTCCATTTTCTTCTTCAGCTCGATGGCGCGCGCCACATTGGCCTCACTCTGAGGTGCGTGTTCAAGAGAGGTCAGGATTTCCTTCCGCAGGAGCCCAGAAGCAGCAGCTCTTTGGGCCTCTGGGGAGATGCCAGTCACTCCAACAGCATTGAGAGCTTTACCTCCAGCGGATAAGGATTTTGCAACTAACTGTCCAGCAGCTCCAACAAGACCTGGCCCAGCGAATCCACCGGCGATTTCCCCAACCTGCTCCCCTTGCTCCTTAGTCAATCCAAACTGCGGTGCAAGCCTTCCTCCAGCCTCTTTCAATTCCACAGCTGTAGTGGCCCCGGAAACCGCAGAAGTTGTGAGAGTCACTGCCGTCAGAAGCCTCCTGGAAGCATTAGCCGCAGCCACAGCCTCAGCTCCAGGAAAGAGTAAGCCGCCGAGAAATCCAGCAATTTCCCCAATGTATTCATCGGATTTACTAGCCTTTCCATATAAGTCTGTCGGAATTTTTGTATGCTGTACACCGAGAAGTTCCTCCCAGCCTCGTGTAACCTGTTGCATACCACCGACGGGTTCCCCTGGCTTTTTAATACCAGTAGTTTCCAAGGCCCAATTTACTGCGCTCACAGGAGCTCCTGCCAATCCCATTGTGTCCGCAACGTGCTGCTTAAACTGGTCTAATGCATAGGGAAGGACAGACTGCTCCTTGGGGGGTGTAGTTGAGGTCGCTGACGCTGGCGCCTGTCCAGCCCCCTCAAATCCTGGCTTCCCCTTCAGCTCCGGATACTTCAAAGGGAGCATCTGAAAGGCTTGCTCGCGCGTACTGCCCTCTGGGCCGGAGATACTGTAAGTCTTACCTTCTGGACTGGTGAAAGAATAATCTGGCATATGAGTTCCTTAGCGCCAACCAGCCGGCAGGGCTGTGGGCGCAGTCGCTGCCGGTGCCCGATTGAAGTCTCCCTGAAGTTCAATCAGATCAGGGTCTAATCCATAACGTTTTGCGTGGGCTTTCTGCTGCTGCTCTAGTTTTACCAGCGCTGGATCAATCACCTTCGACTGCATCTCAGTCAGCATCCGCCCGATCTCTTGCCTGTCGGCCTCGGAGAAGCGCCCAGTAAACCCATGCGACAGCATACCGGAAACTCTGTTCACCAAATCGCCATAATTTTTGTTGTCTTTGTAGAAAAGGTTAGTGGCCCTGCCTTTAAAATGCCCTTGCAGAGCTGTAAGGTCTTGCCGCAATTGCTGATCTGCTTGGGGGGAGTCTACTGCAAGAAGCCCCTTCGCATCTTGCAGACGCTGCCGATCCTCCAACAAGGGCTTTGCTACTGCCTGTGTTTTAGCATTGAGGGATTCAGCCTCCTTGAAATCCTTATTATTCCCAAGGGCTTTTAGGGTTGCTGCCCGCATTTCCAGCCCTTCCCTGCGCAAAGCTGCATTTGTGCGAGCAGTTTCCAGCCGTATGGCCTCATTCTCATGATGGCTCCTTGCAGCTTCCTCACGTTGCAGCCTCTTATCCTCTTCTGTTGCCAGCAACTTAAGCTGGTCAGAGGCTTTCATGCCCCTGCGTGTTTGCGCCTCTACAAACGCCGGCAGTGCAGGGTCACCGGGCAGCGGCATCTTGGAAATATCCCCCCCACTGCGAGCAATAGCCGCAGAGAGTTGCCCGTAGTTCTCAGCAGATGGAGCAGTTTTAAATGCAAGAGCGGCTTGTGCGAGGTCTTCAGTGGTTTTTGCCTGCCTTTGCACCGCGGTTTCTCTGGCCTCTTTCCCCTGCTTTGTGTAAGCCTCCGCTTGCTGCCGCCATGAGGCAGCCCCTTGCAAATCCCCTGCGGCTTCCAGCCTTGCAGCAGCCTTCATGGCAAAGTCTGCCTTCTGAGCTGGAGCTTCCATGTCATCCTTAATACTAGCAAGTTCCGCTTGAGCTACCTGAGAAACTTTCGACCGCACATCGGTGAGTTGTGCCTGCTGCGCAAGCTGCGCCTTTGCCGCGAGTACTTGTTGCTGCTTCAGCTCCGTATCCGCTTGAGCACGCGCTTGCTGCTGTCCATAGATCATATCATACCCGGCTTGCAGGCCAAGATTCTGGAAGAATCCGCTCATTGTCAGAACCCCCTATTAGTCGAAGGTGTAGCCAGCGAAGGCATTGAGGTCAGTGCCACCAGAGAGCACAGGTTGTGAGTTGAACTGATAGCCAGCTGGAGTTACAGGGAAGGCCTGCCCAGAGGCCGGGGTGATGCTATTGTCGCCTGAGTTCATGTAGTTGCCAAGCCAATTCCCAGCAGCACCTCCAATAGTATTCCCCAGTGCACTCGCAGCTTGCTGTTGCTGCATGTTTTGATTCGCCTGCAGCTGCCCCGCTATGCCAGGACTCCCGGAGAGGGCTCCTGACAACTGCGCCAGCCTGGAGTACTGATTTCCATAGACAGACTGCTGACGGTTGAACTCATTAGCAAACTCCTGCGAGGCTTGCCCTTGACCATATTGTTGTAGTTGGGCCATTTCATTCCCACCGGCAGTTTGACCTGTCTGTGCCAATCCTCTCTGGAGGGTACCCATTCCTTGCTGCAGTCGCCAGGCATAACTCGGGTCAGAAGTTTGGAAATTGTACCCAGGTTGTAGCATTGCTGCAGAGGGATCACCTACGCGCATCAGAGAGGCTAGCTGCGACTGATACTGGGCGCGTTGACCCGCAAAAGGATCAGCAGTTGCGGCTGCAGAACCGGCCCCGGAACTAGGAGAATCAGGCGCGAATATGGAACTAACAATCGGCGCTGCCACAGCACCAAGAATAGCACCAAACATATTAAAGTCCTCCAGTAAGGGAAATGGGAGTAGTCAGCATAGTGGGTGATGGTATGTTTTTCATACCCCCCCACCCACTTCAGCCATAAGCTGCTGAACTACAGCTGAATTAACGCTAAGTGCCCCAAATTGAGGTTGAATTAGCATCTGGCGGAGTTGCGCATGCCGCTCAAAATCAACTTCGCCCAGACCCAAAGCATTACAAATACGATCAGGATTTTCAAACAGTTCCTGCCAATCACAGTGAAAGCCATCGAGTTTGGCCAAAGCGTTGAAACTGGCTAATGACAGTGCAGGAAGTCCAAGCCGTTCCAGTGAAGAATTTACTTCTACAGGGGATCGGTGAAGAATCACTTTCTTTGCTGGATGTGCGTTTACCCACTCCGGAAAATTGTATAGCCCCGTACAGGAGACTCCCAAGCGCTTCTTGCTGATAAGGGAATCCAAATCTCTGTAGTGATGCGTGAACAGTGGGTCATGCAGGCACAAAGTTGTGTCAGTTGTAAGCCAATTCGCCGCCCATGTTGTTCCACTCCTAGGGGCAGCGATGAGCATAAATTCAATCATTCTCAGCGAACCCTCATACCAGGAGTAAACCTTATTGACACCTGCTCTTGCAATGATGCTGCGTAGTTCTCCCGCAGATGCGAAGCTCTTGCGGCAATCTCCTGCCTCATGCCTATTGGAGTTTGGTATTCCAATGCTACCTCATCTGCCAGACACCACTTGAGCAGTCGGAAAGCTTCCTGCGGGAAGTCGGGAGTGTCAGTAGCAAGATTGAAGTCTTGGAGTTGCCGCTGAATCACTACGTGCAAGGTGTATGTATCATCAGCGGGGACATTATATACATACAGCATCCCAGCGCCGAGTTGCGGGTCGTAGTAGACTTGATTAGGCACGCCTGGTTGGAGCTTATTTCCCAACCTGTCGTAGTCATATCGAGAGTTGACAGTAAGCTGGGTGTCATTTCCCACCGCATCCCGTATGTAGCAGTCCAAAATCCTCAATGGGAGGGTAGTGCCACTGGCTGCGGAAAGGTTATACGCCGCAATTCCGGTGAGCAGTGGCACTGGTACATCCACCACACACCACAGTGGGAGTTCGTTCCGTGCCAAATCCTTCACCAACAGGTTCAGGGCCACCGCACAAGTTGTGATGTCCTCTTGAGGGATGCTTTCGCTGGGGTCATACGCTCCAACAAGCCGTAAGGCCCCAGCGATGATGTCATCTCTGGTCATTGTGAAACCGTAAGTGCCGCTGGTAGCCATTACTTACCCTTGGCCCCAGAGGAGCTTTTGGAGCTGGAAGCCACCTTGGC